TGAAGCCGCTGCGTGTTGGCTCAATGTCAGGGAATAGGTTCATGCCGCGTTACTCCGTAACCGCTGCGACAACGGACCGTTGTTAGCAAAGTCGTCGTACAGCTCTTGTTTCATTTGCTCCATCATCTCGTCCATAACGCCTTCTAAACGGCTCTCGACACCTTCGGCAGCGCCCCGGGCATCAATGGCAATTTGTGGTTTAAACTCGACCACTTGAGCGCCACCACGGCCACCGGCCATGTTGTCAACGCGGTTAACGAGGTTTTCGAAGTTGTCGCGCTGACGCGGGTTAAGCACCATCTCGTCGCGGCGCAGCATCCAGGTGCCTTCGTTTGAGGCCGGTACGCGGGCAATACCGTCGTGCGCTTGTCCCTGGTAAGAGGTGCCTTTAATAGTTGATAGAAGTTTTCCGCCTTGCGAAGCCGCCTGAGCCATTAAAGGAATATTGGTTGGCCAAGGCTTAGAAAATGCGTTAGAAATAGCGGTTGCAAGGTTCAGTGTGCCCTGGGCAATGGCAAAGCCTTTGCTGACCGCAAACATCGCCTTATAGGCTTTTGATTGTTCGCCACCGAACGCTTTGGCGAGACCTGCCATACCGTCAAAAATTTGCTGGCCTGAATAAAGCTGGTTCTGTAATTGCTTGCGCTGAAGCTCTTCGGTTTGCTTGTCGAATAACTTCTTAGCATTTATTTTTGCCCGCTCTACTTCTTCAGTTTTAGCGATCTCCAGCTGACCATACTTATCTATCAGCTCCAGGCGTTTCTCATATTCCGCCTGGATGCGTTGCTCCGGTGACATCAGGTCGTTTTCCATTGATCCGGTCATCGAATTAAACTGCTGCGCGGTTTGTTTGTCGGCCTGTTTTTGCTCTTCTTTTTGGCGGGCGGCATCGGCCAGGCGCGCTTCGTTTAGTAAGCGCTTTTCCAGCTCCGCATTGATGCCCTGAAGCTCGCCGTGTTCAATTTGGTAACGAACCCGGGCAAGCTCGGTGGTAATGTTGTGCACGTTCGCCTGCTCGCGCAGGTTGGCCAGATAGTCTTTAGCGGTTGACTGGAGCTGTTGACGCTCTTTTTCCGCGTCCAGCTCTTTGGCCTTTTCAATCAGCAACTGCTTGGTGGTGGCTTCGATTTCTTTTAACGCACCATGCTCCACTTCATAGCGCACCTTGGCCGCTTCTGAGACCTGCCCCTGAAGTTGCTTTTGCTTCTCAAGGCTTTCCAGCATTTTTTGCGCCTGCTCCTGGACAGACTTAAGGCGCATTTTTTCTTTTTCTTGCTCAGCCTGGTTGTTCTGGCTCTTCTTCTCGTCGATGGTGCCAGCGCGCTTTTCATTCGTTTTTGCCAGTTTGTCGCGTTTTTCTTTAACCTTTTCGATAAGCAGAAGCAGCTCTTCGAGTTCTTGTCGTTGCTGGTTCGAGCGAAAGCTTGGTATTGCGCCGCGCGGGCCCATGGGGGCGTTAACTGGGTTGGCGTCGCTGTTCATAACCTGAGCTTCGAGCTCTTTTTTCTTTTTAATCAGGCCGTCAAGGTGCGCATTTAGCTTATCTAGCTCGCTACCGGCAGCTTGTTGGTCGGCTTTGAGCTGATCCACCGTTTTAGTAATGGCGTCTGATAAGGTGTAAAGCGAGTCAGAGTATTCGAACGTGTCTTCAGCGGCTTCTTTAGCACGCCCGCCAAATGTCATCAATGCCAGGCCGCCAGTAATAAGCAGACCCGGCCAACCACCCAACAAACGCAAAACACCACCGCCAATACGTCCCAGCATTCCCATACGACCAGCAAGCGCGGCGGTGGCGGCTGCGTTAGCGGTTTGCGCGGCTGTGACTCGCGCATTCGCAGCGGTCAGCGCGGTTTGTGCCGCGGTGTAGCGGTTGGTTGCCGCTGTTGCAGCCGTCAGGCCAGCGGTCGAGGTGCGAAATGCAGCGGCCTTATTGAGCTCAAATTGCGCGGTGCGCTGCGCCGCCACCGCCTGCTGGTATTCCGCCTGGAGCGAGCGCTGTTTGGCCACCAGTGAGCGGGTTTCTTCTTGGGTGGCACGTGCACGTGCCACGATATAGGCACTAAGCATACCGGTCAGGGAGCCAACACCTGCTATCAAGGTGCCTTGTAAGGCGGTAGCAAGGGTCTGGGCGTTATTGGCCGCAAACTCCATAGCAGCGGATTGCGCGTTCAATAGCGGTGTCAGCGCATCATCAATCGGATCTTGAAAGTCCTCCGCCATTTCCAGATAGCTGTTTCGGTTACGCTGTATCTTTGAGTTGATATTGTCGTAGGTAGACTCGGCAGCGCCTTCCCATTTTTTCAGCGCCTGAATAAGCGTTGTTTTGAAAAACTCCGAGGTAACCTGGCCCTCATTGACCATCCTGCGGAAACCACCTTCACCGGCACCGGATGCTTTATCCATGGCTTGCAGTAATGAGGGTAGCGACTCGACGGTTTGGTTCAATTCTTCGGCGCGTACGACTGGCGACGCCAGTGCTTGCGATAAGCCGTACATGACTTGCTGAACCTGGGCAGAGGTAGCCCCTAAACCAGCCGCAGCATCATTAATACCGATCATGATTTCGCGCGTTTCGGCACCAGTGACGATGCCACCACTTTGAAGCGCCAATAAGCGAGCGTAGGAATCGGTTAATACAAGAATGTCACGACTCTGCCGCTCAGCCGTTTCGCTGATAAAGCTTTGCGCCTCGGCAAACTCTTCGGATGAGTCGGTCAGGTTGCGAAGTCGAACCTCCGCATCCTGCATCTTGCCAGCCGCACTGGTCAGGTTGGTGGCCATGTTCTGGAGTTGGGTCACACCGAAGTAGGTCGTGATAGCAATGCCGGCAGTGCGAAGTGCACCGCCCATGGCACTACTTTGGCGGGTCACCTGGTCAAAGCCACGCGATGCGGTTTGAGAGCTTGCGCCGGATGCGCGCAGTTCGCCATTAAGTACCCGGTTCTGGGCACTGGCCTTACTGAGTGCATTGACCAGGTCTGAGGATTCACCTTTAAGGCGTATCATCAAGCTTAAATCGTTACTCACGCGCTCTCCTCGTTAATCGCATCGCTGTAGTAAGCGGTTAGTGTGCGCAGGTTCTGATAATCATCTGGATTTATCTCGATACCGCGCATCCGTGCATCCGCCTCTACAGCCACCACATCCAGCCCTAAGCAAAAGTGCTGGTTCCAGCGCAGCAGGTCATATACCTGAAGGAACCATTCAACCGCCGGGTAACAGCTGTTTAAGACCTCAATCTCGTCACTGCTGGCGGCGCTCATGCGCTGTTTTTCTATCAGCTCTTTCGGAGCTCCCGCAGCTTCCATCTGCTTGATAAACGCCGCGTCTTCTTTCGGGTCAGCGGCGTTTCCTTTAGCAAGCTGATGGGCCACGGACTCTAGTTTTTTGCTTCAGCCCCTATCAGCACTTTTAGAAATGCCTGGTAAATGGCCGAGGTGTAATAGGGCACTTCGGTCACTTCGCGGATCGTTTCTTCAGCGGTATCGATGTCTTCTTTGGTCTCACCGATACCGACAATCACATGACGCATCAGCGCCTCTTCACCCAGCGCCTGAATGCGATTAAATTCAGAGCGGGTGATGTAACGAAACCGACAGAAGAAATCGTGCTTTTCGGTTTTGCCGCCATCCTGAGGAACGTCGGCAGTCACCGGCCAGGTAATTTCATTAACGCGTTTAAACTTAAAACCCATGTTTATTTCTCCCTGTTAGCCGGTGACTACGCAGTCACCAGCGTTTCATCTTCAATCACCCGGAACGGGCAGTCGAACGTCAGTACACCGTCTTTATCGCCGTAGGTGGGCTTACCTAACTGGATGGCCGTGCTGGCGATAGTGACGATGTTGCCGTCAACCGTGCCGTGCACTAAGTTGATGGGCATTGTCGCTCCTGCCACATAAACCGATGTTGGATCAAAGTCAGCGTGTGCCGGCGCTTCAAACACAATCTTGCCGTCGGGTTTCCAGTCGGTGATATACACCTGCTCGGACTTGGTGTTCTCGCTGTAAATGACTTCGGTTTTTCCATCAAGCTCAAACTCGTGCATTGACAACTCAGTACTGTCCAGCGTCATGGTGGTGTGCTTCGCGCCGACCGTGGCCGGAATTTGCCAGCCGCTAAAATCAGCAACCGGAATGCTTTCACCCGCTAAACCACCAAATAGCCCGGTGAACTCAAACTCAATCTTGGGCACTTCACCGATTTTGGCGATGTACTTATAAGTGCCACGCGCGCCCAGCACTTTGTGATTTACGCCATCAACGTAGGCGTGAAGCGTCACGTCTTTCTCGGTGTTGTTATCGATGCGAGCGTAGGTTACTTCGGTGGTGCCCACGGTCTCACTAAAGCCACAAGCCTGAAGTAGCGTGGTGTAATTAGCCGGCTGAATCGGGTCGCTGCCACCAGTGAGCTCAACTGAGAACGTCACTTTGCAGTGCTTGCCCACGACCAGGAACTTATTATTGCCGGTGCGACCGTTGTCGAACTCGCGGTCCACTTCCGTTGCTTCAATGGGCGTGACTTCCAAGTCCATCGTCTGCATGGCTTTGGGGGTCACGGCATTGTCGATAATGTGGTCTTCGCCGTAACCGCCGGCATCTTGTAGCGCGGCCAGCAACAGGCGTTTTTTCGTCTTACGAGACATGGTCTTGTCCTCTGAATGTGAAGCGGCTGCGGTATTGCTCTAACCAAAAGGCCGCGGTTTTGCTAAATGACACAATGCGGCCCTGGTCAAACAGCAAGGCCTCATAGGTTTCGCTTGGCTCCCAGCCCAAGAGATGCTGGCGAACATGAACTTTCAGCGACTCCATGCGCTCAATGGCATCACTGCCTAGGCGGTCGTTAATGCTGCGACAGGCAATCACCACACCGACGCCCGTGGTAATGGGCTGCTGAAACTGATAAGTGTTGAGCTGCTCTGCTGCGCCACGGTCTGTCATTGGGATGACAAACGCCGTATCTGCCGCGATACGGTTGTTTTTGATGACCGAGTCGAGATTGGTCGCAGACTCGATATGCTGAAACACCGGCTGGCCATCCAGCGTGAGTGTTTGCAAGCGCTGCTCAATCAACTCGCGCATCATCAGATAAAACCTTTGGATTTATCGCGGTTAAACACATTGCCGCCTGACTGAATATCCGGCAGGTCGGTCGAGCTTGGGGCGCTATTGTCGGTGTTGACGCCAAGCGTCACCTCGCCACGACCCACCGATTTTAAAAAGGCAATGGCGGTGTCGTATCGCTTAGTGACGACCTCAGGCGCATCGTTGTCGTACAGCTTATAGCGAGCTATATCTGCACACAGCGAGGTCAGCACACTGGGGACCGGATTCAGGGGCAGGTTATAACGGCCATGCAAATAACCATCAATGAGCGCCGAGGCGTCATCGACTGCATGTTGAGCAACCACATCGGAGACAGAGCCTGTCCCGTCGCGGTCCGTCAGTGCCATGAGCTCACGCTCACCAAAACGCGCCACAAGGTCAGTCACTAAGCAATAACTCATCGCCTAGGCTCCAATTAACGCTTTGTAGCCTTCCCAGACAGCGTCGCGGTCAGTTGCGCTTGGCTTGACCGTTTTACCGTCCACTTCCACCGCTAAGTCGCCAACATTCGGCTTGCCGTCAGCGTTAAGCTCCAGCTTGCCGGCTTTGTGTTGGGCGTGAACAGCGGCCACGTAATGGGCTAAGCCTTCGGGCTCGAACTTGGATAAGTCCAACTCGTCCGGCGCTTCGGCATCAAAGGTCACTTTCGTCGGCTCTTTTTTAGCGCCTCCGGTGCTTTGACTGGTTGATGATTTGCTTTCGGTCACACGTTGCACGGTAATGCGCGGATCAGCATCGAGCTGCGCAAACTGCGCTTCGGTCACTTCCAGCTTGTTTTCGCCTTTGACCAGGTCAATGCCGGCACGGCGGTAACCGTCGTGTGCGGCGACCATGGCAATGGCTGCAATTAAAGTACTCTTAGACATTGTCTTTCCTCGGTTAAAAAAGCCGCCCGCCGTTACTGCACAGGCGGCTCCAGGGAGAACATCAGCTCAATCGTTTAGTCGAGCCAGGGAACCACTAACACCTCAACGGCTTTGTAGTTCGGGTTGCTCGCACCGCCTTCTTCGTTCATCACTTCGATCACCCGGTTCGCCTTGGCGCGATTCTTCGGACCGACGACCAGCAGGTTAGGACGAACACCCAACGGGCGACCTTCGTCCGACTTAAGGCTTTCCATGGACTCTTGAGCGGCTTCGAAATTCGCGCTTGTCAGGTCAGCTTTTGAACCAAAGGCCAACTGCCACAAGCCAAAGCCCGCGTTAACCCGTGCATCGACGCCGTACTCAAACTCATCACGTTTCCAAACTGTTTCCGAGGTGTCGTCCTGCTGTGCTTTCAAGTCATAGTCGCGACGCTTCTGCCAAATGAGAGGCTTTAACGGACGGTTGGTGTCGAGCAAGAACCACGGCACACCGCTGCCGGCTTGCATATTACTCACCGAGGCATCGCCGACTTTATGATCCGTGTCGAAGAAGTTCTGACCGTCGTAACACAGCTCATCAAAGCCTTTGGCCAACAAGCCAAATACGAGCTCGTCCGGGTGTGTTAACGCGGAATAGCCCATCTCTTCAAACAGCGGCGTGAACACGCCGTAGGTGTCGTCTTCGATGTCATCGCGCGGAATGCCCACGGTTGACTCAAACTTCTCGTTGGTGATTGAGTAGCTGTGCGCTTTTAAGTTTTTGATGACGCGGTCACCAATCCACTTTTGTAAGCGCGGGAACTGACCCAGCCACTTGTAGCTTTCTTCTTTGGTGCTCGATGGGACTTCCGTCGCCACGCGGCTCCACAGCACTTCTTTGCTTTTTAAACCCTTGTTAAACGCGGTTTTAATCGCAACGTAAAGCGTGCTCAGGTTCTGTTTATTAACAATCATTACAACGCCCCTTAAGCGATTTCGACCCAGACACCTTTGGCGTCTACGTCAATGATTTTGCCCAAGGCCGAGCGGGTGTCGGTGCCGTCACTGTTTGCCACAGTTTCGTCATCGACTACGTATGCCTGGCCACCAATATCTGTGCGGGTCACACTGCCGTCATTCGTCAGGCAGAAAACACCCCGACGCGAGCGGACGTTCTTTTCACCGGCGCTGCCGGCAGAATTGTCCACGTGCTCCTGGCTAATGCCACGCGGCACTAAACCGGTTGCAGTTGCGCCGGGCACGGCGTTGCCGGAGCTATCCAGCATCACAATCGAGCCGCCAAAAATGCGTGTGGATGCGGCGACCGGGTCGGTGACCAGCGTCAGTTCTGAGCGATGTGTATCGCGGTCATTTGTTAATGGCATTACTGACCACCTCGCTGTTTCTTGTAGTCTTCAGGGTCGATATTGCAGGCTTTACAAATCGCCAACTCGTCCGCTGTTAACTCGTTTTCTTCTCCGTCCGGCTTGGTGACGGTCTTGCCGTCTTCGCCGGACGCCTTGCCCTTGTTGTCACGCGTAAGCGCCGCAACCGACGGGCGTGATTCAAGGTTCGATTTGAGCGCTTCAACGCCGTGCTTCTCAGCCAGCTGTTTCGCCCAGGCTTCTTCTGAGGCCAGTAAGCGACCTTCCGAGCGCGCGGTGTCAATCAAGGCAGCAACCGCCGCTTCATCACCGCCGCTTTTGAGGGCAGCGATTTGCGTGCGCAACTCATTAGCCACTTCAATCGGAACGTACTTGGCCGGATCGGCCTGTTGTTGTTTCAGTGCTGCGACTTCTGTCGTCAGCTCATCCGAGGCCTCGGCTTTTGCCTTCAATGCGGCAATTGCTTCGTCAGCCTTGTCGGCGAGCTTTTTACAGGCGGCTTTGTCTTCGAGGTCTTTATCCTCGAATTTGATGCCTAACGTCGTCAGCAACAGTTTCATTGCTTCGTTCATCGGACTATCTTCCTGTTGTGGTTGAATGCCCGAGGACTCGGGCGTAGGGGTAAAGTGCTTCATGGCCGCCAGCGACTTCATGCCGTCTAAGCCGGGGTCGTTGGTCAGCGCCGCGTGATACAGGTCGGTGACTTCGCCCGTCTCTTTGTCGTAGGCGAACACAGCCGACACATAGCGGTATTCTTTGTTGTCGATGTAGGACTTGGCTTTGGGCGTCCAGTCCGGCTCCAGCGCAAACAGCCCTTCGCCGGGCACGTACTCAAGCTCACGGAACCAGCCCGCCGCCGGCGCTTCTTTGCCGTTAGCTTCTGAATTCAGGGTTTGGTGCTCGTAGTCAAAGTGCAGGTCGTTAGCGCGGGCAGAAACCTTGCTAATCAAACGGTCAGCAACGTCCTGGTTCATGACCCAGTGCGGGGCATCGAACGGACGACCGTCCTTAGCGCGGAACTCACCGTCAGGCAAAAGCTGGACGCGACGCTTGCCGGATTCGGCGAGCGTAATGATGGTGCTCATAACGGCCATGCCAGACACATCACTGTCCGGGCGGCGGGTCGTCAGAGCGACAATTGGGTTTGGGTGCTTTTTCGTTTTCATGCCGCCCATATTGGCGACACTCGGGGTGAGGTTGGGATTAAAGTGTTTTGCTACTTTTTGAGAGGGTAGCTGTAGTGGTCGGGGGTTGACCAGGCGTTATTACTATCCAGAACAACGGGTCAGTTTTCAATCAAAAGTTGTGGGTTATTACGCGCAGGTGGAAAACCACACCCGCGCAAAACACCCTAACCCCGTTTAAAACCCGTTTAAATTTTCCGCCACGCCATTTTCAGGGGTTACTTTGAACCATCGTAGCGGATAAATCATTTAAGGCGCTTAAAATGCTTCTGAGAGGTGAGCCCGAAAAATCGCGATAACGACGTTTTCATCCTCATCGGATAATCCGAGCCAGGGGCGGGCGGGTAAATTTCTTTTCTCATAACCGAAGTGGTGGGCGGCACCGTATTCCATCGGTGTACCGAATAGCAGTTGCTCCTGGGAGGCGTTGTAATTCAGCGTACCTTTCAAAATGCCGTCTTCTATGAGTATATCGCTGGGGCGCTTTGAGCGTTTCTTGTAATCATCAGACAGCGGGGCCCAGGCATCACCGTCCGGCGACTCGGCGCGGTCAAAACGATCCTGGTGCGACTCAATCAGGTACTCGCCAATCTCGGCATTGGGCTCGGTTAAGTCGGTGCCTTGCTTGCGCAGCGCATCAAGCGCTTGCTTAATAATGGCGGTACTGCCATCAACAACAACGCGGGCACCGGCCATTAGTCTATCTCCTTAAGCAGTGCGTCGCGCTGAGTGGGCTCTTCAACCTGCATCAGAAACGACTCGACCAGATCGTAAATAAAGTCTTTCTCTTCACCTTTGGCCGCACGAATGAGCCGGTTCAACCGCCGGGCATTCTCAATGGTCGGCGATTGATTAACAATTTCTTGTGCGGTCTCTACGACACCTTTACTCATCGTTTCCAGTTTCCTTTTCGATTTGATGTCATGGCACTGTCGACCTGCTCATCTATCCAGTCGGCCAAATCGACCGACCACCGGCGCAGCTCATCGCGTGCAAAAAACCACATAACAAAGTGCTCGGCAAAGAACTCTTCGGCATTGGTGCCGCCGTAACGCGTGATAAGACCATCGCGGGCACGTGATGTCCAGTTGGCTTGTCCACCCCAAAAGTGGATCTGATGGCCAAGCTCATGCAGCCAGGTAATTAACACACCGTCATCATTATAGCCTTTCTGGCGCAAACGGCGAGACATTGACCATTCGAGCTTGCCGTCGCGGCGCTCGTTTAAGAGTGCTTTTAACTCGGTTTGAATGCGCGTTAAATCGACATTAGAAAAGCGGGTGTCGGCTTTTACCTTCACCACCGTAAAGTCCCAGGGCACTGCCGTATATCCTGCGGCGCGGGTAGCGCGCCCATACGTCCACTGACGGTCGCGGGCATCGAGACCAAGGTATGCGGCCACGTCCTCCTGGATATTGCGCGAGGCTTTATTGTTGGTACCAATTTCGGTCTGCTTAATAAAGAGCGTCTTAGTCGGGTGCGCGGCCATAAACCGGCTGAGCGTATCGATGCTGTCTTTCATGTCATCCGGGGCACGCTGCCAAACTCCGTTCAGCGTATCGTTGGTAACACCTCTGGCCGTTGAAAATAGATCCGGTACCACCCGCTCAGGCGGCTCATAGACTTTGGCTTTACGCTGGGCAACCTGAGCCAATGAGCGTGTTTCCACCCCTGAGCCGGGCGCATAGTCAAAGCCCGGGTCAATGCCGCGCGGCATCTCAAAGACTTCACCGGTGACCGTGTCGGTCCACTCATATGTACCGTCATTGGGTGCGTTGCCCGGCGTCAGGCCACGGCGCTGCATTTCGTTTTCAGAGCGGCCATAGACTTTACACTTGCAGCCATAGCCATTGGTCGGGAAGTGCTTCGCCCACCACGGATCGTCTTTTGGCAACACCAGACGGTCCCAGGATAAATGCAACGGTCGCGGCACAATGGAGTCGCCGTGGCGGTATTCCCAAAAAGGAAAGCGTTGCAGTTGAGCGTATCGGCCCGCGTTGTAACTCTGTCTGACGTTGGTTTCATAGATAACCCGGGAGCGCCAGTTCGCGTTGCCGGTATGCGACCAGCCATGGCGCGCCACAATGTTTTTGAACTCACGTTTGAACCACCCAATTGACCGCCCGTTGGCAATGGCCTCATCCACGGCCATGCGAAAGTCGTTGAGCAGGTCGTCTTTCATGGCACCGGCGACCATAAAAGCACGGTCGTGCGCTTTGGCCCAGACATCCGCCCAGCGCTCCGTTGGCACGTTGAGCTTTTGCCGAAAGTACTTTATCGCCTCTTCAAAGGGCAGAGAGCCGTACTGAGCGCTTGGCATTACTCGCCCCTCCATAGCCACTTAAAAACAAGATAAACCGGCCACAGCATGATAATGAAATGCACGGTTAACATGACCAAAAAGAGTGTTCTAAGCGGCTCGTTATGCATTGCCGAATCAAGGCTTCCATCGCGTATAAGCGGGTCAAAATACCGCGTGTTGTGCCACGCGCCAACAGCAAGATAAGCGACTAAACTGAGCATCTCCAGCCAGACCGGCATTACTCACCGTCCTCCACATCCGAGCGACCGGCCAGCTCAGCGGCCAGCATCGATTGCGCTATCAGGTTGCCCATTTGCTCGCTGTCAATATCCAGCTCGGCCAGTGCGTCCTGAAGCTCTTCCAGGGACTCGGCCTGCTCAACGAGCTGACGCACTTCGTCGGTCATATTCTCCAGCATGGGAGCCATGCGCTGTTGCAGCTGGCTGATAAAATCATCGGTCGCGTCATCGTCAATATCGCTCTCACGACGCAATGACACAATGCGCCGATTCGCGGCTTTTGGCTCGGGCTCTGCCGGTGGTACCAATGATTTGCTATTGGAGACAACCAGCAAGTCGTCATCGTCTTTGGCTTCGGGAATGTTGGTTTTCTCATGCGCCCACTGCTTAGAAATACGCATCCCCATGCCCACCAGTTTCGGTACCGACTCGCTGAAGCTTTTTAAGCCCTCGGCGTCTTTGGTGTCGAACTTAAAGCGCAGGCGGCGATGCTCACTTGTAAAGCTGGTGCCGTTCAGCATGTAAAACGGCATGATGAGCTGTGATGTTAATGTGCGGCCAATTTGCTTAACATCCGAGTCACGCAGTTCCTGACGCACTTCGTTGTGCACGTTGCCTAGCGCATTGGTTGAGGTCTTGCCGTCGGCCTGCGAGGTCAGTGTTCCGCCCAGTATCGCTTTGGACTGCGATTGTTCCGCCCAGGTGATCATGGTTTTGTATGGATCGGATGAGCCTTTGGCCGCGTCTTTAAATTCGATTTCCATGCCTTTGGGAATGATGCCACCGGCATTGTGGCCAATCGACATCACCGCCCGCAGCAGGGTGCTTTTTTCATCGCGGGTGGCACCCGTGGGGTACTTGCCCAGGCGCAGAGGCAGGCCGTAAATCTCAAGGAACTCGGCCAAGTCGCGCACCGAGTAGTTCTTAAACAGGAACGGCCAGGCCAGCACACGGACCAAGCCAGTGCGGGCAACGTAACCGCTTTTCGCCTGGTGGCGGTGCACTATCCAGTTAAGCGGCTCAAGCGCCGCGCCTTCGGGTGTGTGGTCACGCAGGCGCAGCTCGTTACGATAAAGCGTATGGGTTTTAAACCACGCCGGGTCACGCCACTCAAGTTCGGGTGTCCATAGCTTCTGCTCGTATTGCCACTTCATTTCAGTGGCACTGAAGCCTTTGGTAATGGCATCGCCCATGTCCAGAATCAGGTCATCGAGAAAGTCACCGTCTTCGAGCCATTCAGTGATCATCTCAGCGTCGCGTTTTTCGGCTTTGCTGGCATCCTTGGGTGGTTCAATAGTCCAGTCGACACCCAGCATGGCGCGCTTACGCTTTTGCAGCTCGCTGAAGATGTGGGCGTCTTTTTCTTCCATGTCTTCGGCCAGCTCGCACTGGGCCACGATATTCCCCAGCTCGGCGTCATTTAAAATAGCGGCCAGTTTGGTCGGGGTCAGTCCACGTGATGGGTGGTTGCTAAAGTGCTGCAATAAGTGCGCAACTTCAGAGCGCTCTGTTTGCGCCTCTTGAAGAGCGGTTAAATCAATCTTATCGCCGTTATAAACTTTTACTCTTGGTTTCATAAGGCTCTCCTACCATGCACCGTCGAACGGCTCGTAAACATCGACATCATCGTCATCATCCCACTCACTGCGTTTCGCCGGCAGCGCCTCGAACTCAATCGGCGAGCCGTCCATCCAACTGGCGCGCTCGGCCATCGCCAAGGCAACCGCAAAGTCACCGTGGCGCTGAGTGCCGTCAGACTGTTTGTCGCTGCCTTTATCAATTTTGGGAACGCCGTTTTTAACCTGAACCTTGGCAAAGTCATCCAGGACGTTCTGATGACGCGGCAACTCATACATGCCGTCTTCAAATGAGGCTTTTAGCTTCGGCATCCACTCGCGGTACCAGTTGTCGTTTAGCATGACCTGGTCCACCATTTCGACGCCGTACTTCAGCGCCGCCGCCTCGGCCAGATAACCGCCGTTACCGGTTGCATCAAACGCCATGGCGCGCAGGCGGGGCAGGCGCTCTAAAATGTAAAACATGATCTGGCGCTGGCCGTCATAGGTCAGCTTGGATAGCTCCACAACAAACGGAGTGCGTTTGGACAAGTCCGGCTTTATTTCCAGCGGCAAAAATACCGACATATCGCCGCGACGGGCAAAGTCCTCACCAAAGACGTGCTGGTTTAGTGGGTTTAATTGCTCCAGCAGCGGCAGCAGGTGTGTTTCGCACCACATATCAATAAAGAGATTGCGAGCTTCCTCGGTGCGCAACTCAAAGTCTTTCGGGGCTTGTAGCGTCACAATCGGGATGGAGCGGTCGCGCACCATGGCGTTTTCTATCAGTACCCGCTTAATGTAGTGACCGCCTGACTGCTTGGGCACGCAGCCATACTCTTCATTGGCCGAGGCTTCATCCGGGGCGTTCTTATAGAGGTCATCGCGCCACTTTTGTTGCTTCTCTAAAGACCATTCCTGGCCGGTCACAAAGCAGATGCGTTTATAAAGCCCTTCCTCAATAGCATCATCCAGGGTAATGGTGTGGACCGAATAGTCCTTTTTGCCCGCCCGGGCATCGTTAATGTACTGGTTAAACAGGTTATCAACGCCGTTATGGGTCGATATGATGCGGATGCGGTTGCCCCACATAGTTAACGCCATGGCCGCTTTTAACAGCTCGTCCAGGGACTCATGGAATGCGGCTTCATCAATGATCACATCACCCTGCAAACCACGAAGGTTCGAGGGACGCGAACTGAGTGCCTGGATCTTAAATCCGCTGTTCGGGAAGCGGATCATATAACTGAGTATTTCTTCCTGTTTGCCTTCATCCCAGAATGGCTGCTCATACACATCGGCTTGAGCGAGCTGGTTGTAAGCTTTGGCAAACAACGAACAGGCGGCAATGTACTCCAGCGCCATTTCCTTTTTTGAGCCGACATAGAAGGCATTGCCGCCGCCGCGGTGCTTAGGCTTTGACGCGGTTAATACGTTATCGCTGGCCTCCGCCCAGGTGATACCTGTCCGGCGCGACTTTTCGGCAATCTTAATGTTGGCGTCATCTTCCATCCAGCGCGCCTGATAAGGCAGTAACACCGGCTGTTTGGCCGGTGAAAGTCGCAAGTCGCTGTCATGGGCATCCACCCCGGCCAGTTGGCACTCTTCGCGCAAGTCTATCTTGCGCGGTGGTGCCGTTGGCCGCACCTTCATTTTAGCCATCGCTATATCCTGTCATGGTTATTCCCGGCCCAGCAGAATGCCGCGAATTCGGTCTTCCAGCTCTTCCGACATGCCATCCACACCGCGCAAGTCATTCTCAACGTCTTCAGCCATGCGTTTGCGCAATTCAAGCTCGCGCTTAGTTGACTCAACGGCGGCTTTTTCCAGCCGTTCAATGGCGTGTGAAAGGTCTTTTAACATCTTCGGTTCGACCGCTTCACCGCTGTCGCTCATCTTCAACACCTGGTCAAAGGCGAGCGTTCGCACCATCTCAATAAGCAGTTGTGACACTTCGCCGGAGGGCTCGGTACCGAGCTTGGCTATCCACTGGTCAGAAACGGCGCGCGCTTCTCGAATGCGTTGACCCACAGTCTCCATCGAGGTGGCGTAGCGGTTTAAGCCCGAGCGAGACAGCTTGAGCTCATCCGGCAGGCCTGACGCATCAATGGCCTGATTGACCTGCTCAAGAATGTCCGCCTGAGTCAGCCGGCCGTCGCGCAACAGTTTGTCCAGGCGCTCTTTAATTTGCCCCGGTAACTGATCCACTTTGCTGGGTTTGCCGCGTGTTTTTTTACTCATGTCAGGCTCTCCGGCGTTTTACGCCCGGCCATGTAATGATGCCCTCGGCCACGTCCTGCCCCTGGGTTGTCAACTTGGCAATGGTGTAGCCGGTATGAGAATCCAACGTGACCAGCCCCTGAGTCTCCAACCAGTGCAAGTTGCCCCGACATTCGTCGCTACTCATCGAGTTACCAAAGTGCGCACACACCGTGCGAATTTCGCTATCATTCATCCGGTAACTGGGCTCATTGACCAACGCAATTAAGATCGATAGGCGGAAGCTCTCCGCCCGAATTTGGCGCAAACTCATTTCTTGTTAAGCTCCTTTTCGAACAGCATATCGACGTGGTTGCTAAGCTGTTTTATGGACGGCTCCAACCGCTTAATATCCGAACTAACTTGCCCGAGCTGTCGCTCCAGCTGCCTGATTTCGCCATGGCTCGGCGCTTTCTCTACCGCGTCTTCTACGCGAGTCAGGCGCAAGTTAACCTTTTGCAGCTCGTGTTCGTTTTTCTCCTGGGCAGTACGTGAGGCGAAATGCTTGGACAGCACCAAGAACCCCAGAAACGCCAATATCTGAAGCGCCGCGATAATGTAAGGCGCGAAGTCCACTAGCCACTGCATCACTGCACATTCCTCCGTTCGTAATCCTGTTGGCAACTTATACAGCGCACCGCATCGGGAATATGCTTAAGGCGCACTGGGTCAATGTCGTCCAGGCAATCAATGCAGACCTGAATGCCCTCGACAAACATCGGCTGCTCGGACGGTCGTCTTTTCGCGGCATTGATAGCCCGGTCTCGGTGCATTTGCTCCAGCTTCTGGGCGCGGTCAAACTGATCCATTCTTTTTACCCAAAAACTTGAATTTGTTACCGAAGCCATCGAGCGTGCGGAAGCCCATATAAGCCAGCGTTGGCGCTAAGAACATGCCGGCAATTTCCCAGCTGGCACCGTCGCCTTTATCGAACACCGCCAGCAGTTCAAACAACGCGATATAGGCAAAGCCGAAGTAAAACGCCCGCCGTGCAATCTTCGGGCGAGTGCGGCGCACGTACTCATCTTCCGCGTTGTCACCGCTTCGAATGGTTTCTTGTTGCTGCTCGTGTTGGTGCTGCCGGTCTTTCAGCTTGGCCATAGCGGCCTGATGCTCAAGCTCACGCAACTGTTTGCGCTCTTCGCTTTCCATTCGCTTCAGCTCAACCATGGCTTTCGGGTCGGTCTGTAGCTTCTCTAAGACCTTTTCCGGGCTGTCTTCGACACCCAGCCAACTGGCGATTAATGATCCGGTCGCACCGCCCGCTGGCCCACCTAACAGCGAGCCAACGACCGGAGCCGCACCACCGATAAATTCTTTTACTTTATCCCACATGAGATGCTCCATAGCGTTTGCCAAACAAACGTTGGCGGGTTTG